GAACAAGGGTAAAATATTTAAAAAGGTTTGGGAAACAGCAAGGATAAGAGGGTAGATGAATCCAGCAAGTCAGGATATAAAAGATATATTGGAAGCCGATAGCAGTTTAGGGCTTACCTTTGCTGATAATTTATATATAGGCAGAGAGCCAGAAACACCTGATAATACGGTGACTATATTTGATACACCTGGCGATCCGCCTGATTTTACATATAACAATACAGTTAAATATTATCGACCTGCTATTCAGATAAGAGTTAGAAATAATAATTATCAAAATGGCTGGTCTTTAATAGATGAAATAAAATTAAGTTTACATGGGCGTATAAATGAAGTGTGGAATGGGACTAAATATACACAAATTCGATGCTTTATGGAACCCATGTTACTTGATTGGGACGAAAATAACCGAGTAAGATTTGTGACAACTTTTAACATACAACGAAAGGAGAATTAAATGCCTGATGGAATTATAGGAAGTGGAACAACTTTCCACTATTGGGATAGTAGTTCTTGGGCTACTCTTTCTGATGTAAGAAGCATATCAGGGCCAACTCTTTCAAGAGATACAGTAGATGATACTACTTACGATTCCCCGTCTGGTTATAGGGAATTTATATCTGGGCTAAGAGATGGTGGCGAACTTACATTAGAAATCACGTTTAACAGAGATGCCTATGATACTTTAAAATCTCAATATGAAGATGATAGCAAGCAATATTATGAAATTGTATTGCCTGATGATAATGTAACAAGTTTTGAAATTGAAGGGTTAATTACAAGTTTGGAATTAAACCCACCGCTTGATGATATTATCACAATTTCTGTTACAATTAAAATTTCAGGTCAAGTTGCTATTGATTCTGGTGCTGATAGTTCATTGGCTTCAGGATTTCCTAATTAATGATTAATAACAATTTTAAAACAAAGGAAGACTAACCATGTCTAAACTTTTAGGTAGAAAAGAACTGTTAAGAAAAGATAATCTTGATGTAGAAAAGGTTGAATTATCTGATGACGAACACGTCTATGTTAAACAAATGACGGGGCGTGAACGGGATAGATTTGAACAATCCATTGTTGAAGTGTCTGAAGATAAGAACGGTAACACGTCTTATAATCAGAATCTTGAAGATTTTAGGGCTAAACTTGCTGTTCAAACGGTTTGTGATAAAAACGGTAAAAACTTATTACAACCTGGTGATTATGAAAAGTTAAGTATGAATATTAGTGCTAAAAAACTTGAAAAGATTATCAACAAGGCACAAAAAATTAATGGTATTTCAAATCGGGATAAAGAAAACCTAGTAAAAAACTCAAAGCCCGGCCAGAGCGGAGATTCTACTTCCGGCTGAGTCGGTATTTAGGATATGCTCATCCTGATTATTTGCTTGACGATTTGACATCCAAACAAATTAGCGAGTGGGAAGCATTTGACAGAATTGAACCGATTGATAGTGAAACAAGAGCAGATTACCGAAATGGAATCCTTGCTTCACTTGTGGCTAATCTTGCCAGTCAGATATATAAGAAAAAGGGTGAAAAGCCTAAAGAATTTTCACCTAAAGACTTTATGCCTGATTATGAAGATGGTGATAAAACCACAAAAGAAAGCAAATCCCAATCGGTTGAAGAACAAAAACGGATACTTATGGGTTTAGCAGGAAAGGATAACACAAAGAATGGCTAATCTTGGTGGCTTAGTAGTAACAATGGGTGCTAATCTTGGCCCATTAAGACGTAAACTTGCCCTTGCAAAAGGACAGTTACAAGAATTTAGAGCGGTTGCCCATTCTACAGGTCAAAGCCTGATGAATATGGGTACTAAACTATCTATGGCTTTCACTGTGCCGATTGCAGGTGCTGTTGGATTTGCCACCAAAGCCTATTCTTCTTTGGAAAAAGAACTGATTGGTGTTCAGAAAACCACTGATGCTACCTATAACACAGTAAGAAAACTTGGTAGTGGTTTGATGGAACTATCGGAACAAACTGGTGTTGCAAGACAAAGTATTACAAAAACAGCAGAAATGGCTGGGCAATTAGGGATTGCTACAGAAAATATTGAAGAATTTACCGAAGTTATGACTATGATGGACGTTGCTACTGATGTGACGTCTGAACAGGCTGCTATTGCCTTTGCTCGCATTGCTAATATTACAGGACTTGCTACTGATAAAATAGAAAACCTTGCAAGTGTTGTTGTTGAACTTGGTAATAACACTGCTACATTTGAAAGTAGAATACTTACCGCTGGTCTCCGTATGGCTTCTGCTGCTAATAATGCGGGATTTCTACAAGAAGATTTGATGGCACTCGCCGCCTCAATTACAAGTGTAAGAGATAGAATACGTGGTGGTGCTACCGCTGTATCAACAATGATTAAGGCTATGAATGCCTCTATTATTGCTGGTGATGAAAGGCTAACTGCCTTTGCTGAAACCGCTGGAATGACAGCAGAACAATTTGAAACTGCTTTTAGAGAAGATGCTGCTAGTGCTTTAATTGAATTTCTTGAAGGTTTAAAGCAAATGGCTGAAGAAGGAAAAAATACAGAAGCCGTGCTTGATGCTGTTCAATTAAATCAAAGACAAACCAGCCTTGCTATTATGTCGCTTGCAAGTTCAGTAGAAAAGGTTGCTGAAAACTTTGGTATGGCACGTAAAGAATTTAAAGCCAATATTGCCCTGCAAGAAGAAGCCACCAAGTTCTTTAATTCACTGGAACAACAATTAAAAGGTTTATGGAATCAGATAAAGAATACTACCGCCTTGCTTGGTGAAGCATTTAGAAAAGAATTACAAACTGCTATTAAAGCAATCGGTAATTTTCTTGAACGTATTCAAAAATTTATCCGTGCTTTAAATGATTTAGACAAGCCAACTCGTAATATGATATTGCGAATTGCAGGATTTGCTGCTGCTATTGGGCCTGTAATAATGGTTGTGGGTGGTCTTATTACTGTAGTTACAGCACTTTTAACCCCATTAAGTGCAGCAATTGGTGCTTTGATAACATGGGGCGGTGTTATGGTTGCTACAAGCGATTCGGGTGAAGTTTTATCAAAAACAATTGATATATTAAAATCAATTTTTTATACAATAGAACCTATAATTAATGGTGCGGTTAACGCTTTTATAAATATTTCTAATTATATTTCTAAATTAGCCCAAAAATATATGCCAATGATAAAAAATGCTTGGGAAGAAATATCTCCTGTATTATCAAGAGGAATAAAAAATTTTATAAAAATATTAAAAAAACAATTTGTTATTGGTGTATTAGTTATAAAAAGATTAATTAAAGGTTTTACAATAATGGCAAAGGTTTTAAAACCCATTTTTGAAACTGTTGTCAAAATAATAAGTAATAATCTTAAAAGAGTTTGGAAGGCTATTAATGCACTTTTAGATACTTTTATTAATTTATTGCAAGGAAATTGGACGGCTGCTTGGCAATCTTTTAAAACTGTTGTGGCAAGTGCAGTTAGTGGTATAATAGAAATATTGAAATATCTTGCTGTCGGAATGATAGATATATTAACAAAACTAACAGGGACGGTTTCGGAGGCCTGGGCAACATTTTGGAATAATTTGATTGGTAAGGGGAATGATTATGCAAAAATTGCTGTTGAAACAATGCAGCTACAAAATAAATGGAATAAGGGGTTAGAAGAGGAAAAGAAAAATTTAATGGACAGTGCTAACGCCTTACAATCTAAATTAGATAGTATTGAAAGTGTAAATAATGAAACAGAAAGCGTGATAGGAACAACTTCCAATTATTTAAAAAAACTTGGTGCTTTTACTAAAGGTAATTATGATTTAAGCGAATCTTTAAAAGAAATAAGGGGTTTGCTACAGGGGTTTAATAAAGATGCACAAAATTTAAATAAAGAAATAAGTAATATTATTCAAAACCTTGGTCCATTATTAGAACGCTTTAGTATTATTGAATTTCAACCACTAGAATTGCCACAAATGGATTTTTCTACTCCCGAACTAGAATTAAAAGGAATGGATAAATGGCTTAACGATAAAGCCGAACAATTTAATACTTACAGAAAAGAACAAGAATGGCTTAATAAGATAAGAAAAAACCGTGAAGATTATAGCAAAGAATTTCTCGAATGGATAGGGATAATAAAAGACAAATCAAATGAATTAGGCAATACAATCCAAAACATAGCCCGAAACTTTGAATCTGCTTTTACAGGTGCTATTCAAGAAATGGTTGATACATCTAAAAACGGTTTTGTGTTAATCCGTGATGCTTTTGTTAACACATTAGAACAAATGGTCGCTGCTTTTGCTTCACGTGCTGCTATATTTGGGATATTAAATATTATTTCTGGTGGAACAATTGGCGGAACAGCAATAGCAAAAGTTTTAGGTTCGGAAACTGCTGCTGGTTATATATTCGGTGGTGGACGTGCTGATGGTGGACCTGTTAGTTCTAATAAATCATATTGGGTAGGTGAAAAACAGCCCGAATTGTTTACACCAAATACAAATGGAATGGTTGAAACACAACAGGATATAGTAGGAACGCTTGAAAAGGGGTTTAGTGCTATGATAGATTCAATGCCTGAAAGTTTCAGAGCAGAATTTGATTGGAATAATTTTATAGAATTTTATGAAGAAAAAAAACGCAGGCGTGATAATAGAAGAAAAGGTGTTTGGAATAAATAGTGTCAGATTATAGATATATAAAAAAACCCATAACAATCCAATTCAAAACTGATGTTGATAGTGAATGGGGCTCGGATATGAGTTCCTATATTACAGGAATTACAATTGATGAAAAAGTTGAAGATGAACCCTATGTATTTGTAGAAAACGAATTGCGTTTAAACTTTTGGGATTATGATGAAAATTTTATCAAAAGCGATTGGAATAAAAATATTTCTGAAATAGAGGTAAGGGGTATTTCTAATGCAGAAACAGTTTTTTATGGAATAGTAGATGTAGTCCAAGGTGTTAATAAAAAATCTGCATTGGGGATAAAAGAAAATGAAAAATCAGGCGAATTAATATTTAATGGAAAATTAGATGCCTTAAATTATAGCATTACAACAAGATATTTTATTTTCAACGAAGTTATATATGTTTTTAGAGATAGCGATATAATCAATTTAGGAAGCGGTTCTAAAAGACTTGATAAGATATTAGATTACCTTTTCCTGCCAACAAATGTTGATTATACAGAATTACCAATATTTAACGATTCGGGTAATTGCTATTATTATATTGATTTTCAATATTTTAACGATAATCAAAGAACAACATTAGAATTTGCCAAAGAAATAGCAAAGCATTTTGACGCAATTTTAAATTATGATTTTATAGAACAAAAGTTAGTATTTTCAAAGCGTGAACCCGATACCGACAATGCTATCCCACTTGATAAAAACAAAATATCATTAACACGGGAAAGCAGTCCACAAGAAGCAACAGGTATTGAATTAGTTCACAATGTTTGGGAAGAATCAACAAAGGCAAGGTATATAGAAGAAATAAATGCCTATGATGCCCCTGATTTAAGTATTCCACCTTCTCTTTATAAATATGATGCACAGGGAAATTATCAATATACAATAGTTCGTGATGAGGTTAAGGGTGTCTATAAAAAATATTATCCCGACGGAACTTATGATGAATTTGATGAAGATGAAGAAGATAAAATAAATTTACCAAATAATGATAAAGTTACTTATTTAATTGGCGAATCCAATGGTGATACAATACGAATAGATTTGAATTTAATGGAATATTTATACTGCAAAAAAGACCCTGATACAGAAGATGATTTAAAACCCCCCGATAAAATATTTGATAGTTTTGCCCCGTTTACAAAATTAAGATGGGAATTGGGCAAATATTTAGCCGATTCTGCATTAAAATATCTAAAACCCCGTGTTGAATATCATATTACACAGATGGAAGGAATACCAAATCTTACGGGTGTATATAGTATAACCGAACAGGATGAAACGTATAATGGATTTATAACGTCTGTTAATTTTACTCGTAAATCAGGGGATAAAAAAGCAGTGAATAGTTTAGATGTTGTATGGAAACAAATAACTGGATTTACTATCGACGACCCAATAAAAGAGGATAATGTATGAGTTATTTCGGAACATCTGGACCCAAATTTGTGCTTAGAAATGAAAACGATTCAATAGCATATACATATACATTACCCGCCCCACATACACTCCCCGAAGAACCTTGGAAGATGGCACAAGACCAACGCCGTGATGTTAATGATATTATGCAAGTTGATAATTTGCAATTTGAATATCAAAATATTATGACTTGGCGACCAACAGATATTTCGGGTAATACTGTATTATCAAAACTACTCACTATTATAAATTGGCGAACAAACAACGATCGTTCCATACAATTTTATCCACATTCTGATAAATTTATAAATTTCAATGTAGTGGTAACAGAGGGCACACCATATTATTTTACTAAAATACCATATAACGGATTTACAATCACCGTTGTTAGTGAAGAATTATTTGACAGAATACCCGATCCCGATGCCTTAGCAGCAATAGATTTTGGCGACCAAATTGCAATTGGTTCTGATGATATGAGTGTTGTTAATTAAAAACAAGGAGTAATATATATGTCTAAAATAGCAGTAAAACTACCAACTACTATTGCTGACAATGATAACAATGATAAAGTTTATGCAGTTCCAAGTGATAATTCATACCCAACAGGGGCAATACAATTATCAGATAGCGATGGCGATGGTTGGTGGACAAAAGAAATTGCAGATACAGTTGACAATCTTAATAATTATGATATTTATGTTGATACCGGTGGTGGTGCTTCGGTTTTATCACAATCAGAAGCAACGGTTAGGTGGATTGGTAACAAATCTATCAAAACACATATAAATTCAGATAATCCTCATTCTGGATCTGCAAGCACATCTGATTTAAATACCCATATAAATAATACCAATAATCCTCATAGTGTAACACTTTCAGATGTAACGGGTAATGCTGATGCAGAAGATATAAATTTTGATAATTCAGATGTATCTACCA